TGCCTTCGCCTTCTCTTCCTCCAGAAACCTGGCGAACATCGCGGCGCCGTCAACCTCCGGCATGTCGTCCTCGACAGCCGCGCCATCCTCGCTTGCAGCCTTGAATGCCGAGCGATCCGACAGAAGGATGTGCTGCAGGCGGTCCGCGCTCCACATGCCGATCGGAGGCGCCGAATTAGAGAAGTAAACAACGTGCGGCACGTTAAACATTTTCTGCCGCGACTGGTACTTAGAGCTAAAGATCGTGCCGTTCTTCAGCTTTTCGGCAACGGCATACAGGTCCTTAAGCGTACCAGTGTCACACGCGCGGGCAAGGTCGAAAAGAACAATCGGTTGGCCGTTATATGAGAAGGCGGCATCCGCCATCCGCCCGTCGAGCTCAATGGCGTTCATTTCGCGGCAAAGGTAAGTTGTAAGCCTGCTCTTACCAGCGCCGCCCAGCGGATCCTCAACCCAGTAGATGTGTCTCGTATGGGGTTTAGTCCTTAAGATTGAAATCAAAGCGGCCTGCCAGGCCCGAAACTTAAACTCGGCAGTTTCGCGCACCTTTGGCACGATTGCCTGTGCGAGCTGTGTGATACCACTGGCATACCTAATAAACTGCCCAGGGAACTTCTCAGCAACAATCCGGATGCCCTCCTCTGGTCCATGCTCTCTCAAAATTTCCCGGATCGCCTCAAAGTCACTCCGCGCGCCCTGCGAGCTACGCGAGCCCTTGCCAATCTGCCAAGGCGCGCGCAGGATAAGATCGATCTTACTTTTGAAGCGCTTGTCCGCGTCTGTCCGATTTCGAATATGTAAGTCGCGATCTTTCACAAATGCTCCTTTTACTTCGACAACGCGAGGGCCCAGCCATGCGCGCACCGCGGCTGCACTTACCTGTTCAGTAAACTCAACATACCCTGTAAAATGGACAGGGATTTTTAGAACCTCGTCGTCCTCTGTGTCGTCGCTATCGCTGCTAGACTCGGAGTCAGACCCGCTACCAGAGCTGCTTTCGTCGTCTACGGTGGAAAGCTTAACTGCCAGTGGAACAACCAGCTGGCCACATGCAAACGTTACTTTATCTTCTAGGTCAGCTGGTAGCTTTGGAGGGTCAAAGTTTACGTCGTTTGTCTCGATGGAGAATAAGAAGGCCCTAGCACGCACACCAGGTAGGCTTCTGTGAGACGCGTGGGACACTCTTGAAAAGGCGACGCTCGAAGTGTCGTCCATCCCGGCCATTATTGTCTTACATGTACGCAGAGGGGCGGATTTTGAAAAACATGGAAACCGCAGTCGATTAATAAAGTGACGAAGTGGGAAAGGGTCATTAAGGCTCCAACCCCGGTTTACTTTTTCTTTGCGGTTTTTGCTGCCTTCTTGAACGCCTTTGCCGTTGGTGCACCTTTTGACCCTGGCTTACGCATGCGCTCCTTTGAGCCATGCTTAATGCGCATCTGCTTCGCGTGGATATTTGCATATAGGCCTCGCTTGGCCATATTTACTTCCCAAGTGCGCGCACTGTCATACGTGTAACAGCCTCATCAGGTGTGCCACCCCCAGAAGCCTTCATCATTTGAACGAACTTATCCAATGGCATATTCGCGTTCATGATCCGCGCGCTTATCCAACGGCCACACGTATCACTCGAGTCTTGTTGAAGCTTGACTGTGTTATGAATGACAGGCTTATCACCCTTGCTTAACAGTTGAGATAAGAGCGGAGCTGTTTCATTGAATTCCATCAGTGTGTTCTTGTCGAGCCACTTCCTGTTTCCGTCAACGGCTACACCAAAGCTGTCAAAGACCTCGTAGTTTGTTCGGTGGTCTAGCACTGCGATCCAGTGTCCTGAGTTCTTGCTCTCGGTCAAAAAAAGAACAGCGACTGCCCCCGAACCATCAAACAGCTGCGAAGGGCTTGACATCTTAGCAAGGTCTGGGTACCTGTAGATAGGGATATTACCGCAGAGCTTACGGATATCATCTTCGCTAAGAGCATACTCCTTTGCCTAGGCGGTGGGGTTCGAAGTGAGATAAAGGAAGGTTAGACTCGTCCGGCTCTACTATTAAGTCACTTCGATCCGAAACCAAAACACATTTCGAATCACACCTCACGGCTCATAACTCACCTTTTCCATTCCTGTCACGATGAGTGAGCCCAATAGGAAGCGAAAGTTGGGTGACTTGGGTGGAAGTTTGCTTGACCAGTTGAGGGCTGCAGGGCTTGATATTAAGAACGGTGATAACCTTCAATATGACACTAATATCGTATGTAGAACAGGAACCGATATTGGTGTTGTGCAGGGAGCGTATGCTCACGGGCGATATGCCAAGTTTAAGGAGTCTCGTACTCAGCCGATTCTTGGAGACACGGATAATTATACTGTGGCTCTAATTAGGGGCTCACTGACAACTAACAACATCCCTCTCTTTTGTCCTAAGCCGTCAAAGCTTATTACGGTCAACGGGCTCAAGGTTTGGGAAATTACGGCACAGCCCGGACTTGCATTGACATGGACAGGACCGGTGTATCAGACAGGAACCATCAACGACAGCGATGTAAGGGCTGTCATTTCTGATGTGACTTATACCGGCTGGGCAAACTATGGCTACATTCCGTATTACACGTCCTTTTCCACAGCAGGAACCTCAGAGCAGAGGTTGAGCGGTCTGCTTGACTTGTCTACGGTCGGAAGCTCTACTTCGTGTTACAACCTTATTGATCGCATCAATGCTCTTTTTACAGCTGAGGGTCTTCCGTGTGTTGCGGCATTCTCAACAAACAGCAACGTTGTAAATGTATCCCCGCAGATGCTTACATTCAGTAATACTAGTTCAAACAAGAATGTCCATTTTGATTTTTCCATGCCTCCTGTGTATCAGAGTTCCTTTCCTGTGTCGGGGTTAGACATTAAGAAGCTGAAGGCTGGCATCCTCCAGACGTGTAAGGTTCTGGGCTTTGTCCCTAATACAGTCTTTACGATCCCGGCAGCTCAGACTGCAAATAGCGTTGGAAGCTACCCGCCTCGGCCATACCAAATGGCTTGGCGCTCAACTGTCAATCTCTTCTCGTATAAGACTGTCCGGTGGGTCCCTGAAGACCCGGCAGTTACATCAACCATCCCGTCGGAAAACGATGTCGCGGAAGGCAGCAATGGACAGTCTCCTACGTATTTTGACTGCTTTACGTATACTCATTTCCTCCAGCAGTGCGTAAATCCCACGCTTCAGCGTTGCATTTTTGATGAGTTCGACAGTGTCGAATTTGACGAGATGAGTCTTCAAAATCAGCTAGTCAATGCATGCTATTACAATTGCAACACGAAAACGTACAGCTCGTCGCTTGCGTATGTTAAAAATCAGAGTGTGTCGTACCAAGGGCGAGCGTATCTCAGCTTGAGAGATCTTGCATCGGGTAGTATCCCAGAAAACAACCCAGGCGACTGGCTTGACATTGGAGACTCAATCAGGGCAAGCTACGACCCAACCGTTCCAAAATACTACAACGGAGACGCTGTTACGATCATTGACTCTTCAAATTACTCATTGGTTTATCGAGCAACCGCTACAGTGACGAAGCCACCCCCAAGCGCAGGATGGACGTTGGTGCAGACGCTGACGAAAGATTACGCGCAGAACGTTACGCCGAATACGCCTGCGATTGGGACGAACGCACCATACATTACATACAACTCGCTTACGTCGCTCTTTACGCTAAACCTCGACTCTTATGGATTTGGTGGCACTGTAACGACGAACGCAGATGATGGATATGGCGGTGTCAACGATGACTTCTACAATAACCCGAACTCGAAGAAAGAGTTCTCAAACTCGGCACTGAACGACCAGGCGCGCGATTCATGGGGAGCGACTGGGCTTCCCTTTTTTACTGCCCCTGTAGCAGGCCCCCCTCCTGTACCAGCTTATACGATTGCGCGCAAGCCAGGACAGTTTACTTATGATGAGCGTATGGTTCTTGAGGCGGATGATTACTTCCATCAGTTGTTTGGAAACTGGCCCGCACTTCGTCTAAACTACGTAGACCCAATCACTAATATCAACACGTCTTACGTGCGATACGGTCCACAGGTTGCCGATTCCGGTCTTACAGTTCAGCTCCCTCTTCCGCAATTTACACCGACCGTAGTGAGTGGAACTCAATATTTGCCTTTCCTGCGCCTAGCGGGAAATACGCCTTATTTTTATACGACGGCTCAGGATTATCCTTCTATCGGCAACATGTGGAACCCTGTTGACACGATCGTTGTCATTACATCTGAGATTCCTATCGTTATGGACCAGGTGTCCCCTCTTTTTCTCTTGACGGACAAGCCTACAAAGGAGCAGCCAAATGGAAACTCGTTGAAGGTTCTTGCTGAGTTTGTTGTGAGACCAAACGAAGACCTTGGACGACAGTATAGAAATGAGATTGTGTATGAGCCTTATAATCCGGTGAGGAAGGCTCTTCAGTCGTCGGTGCCTTTCACCACGTTTGACTACGTGATTTGTATGCGTATGAAGGGGTCGAACTACCTCCGCATCGTGAACCTTTCGAACAGCGGCTCCGCGTTCATGCGCTTCGAGTTCCAATTGAAGTAAATCTAAAGTTGAGTGTTTTACGTGAAAACTAAGTCTGTAGACCTTGTCAGTCCATCCCACTTAACAGCGTCACACTACTTTGAATACATTTAAGATGAGCACGATTTCGAAGGTTGCGGTGTATGATGCGCGCCTTCAGCAGGAGGAGCCCGCCTACGCGGTGCAGAAGGGTGCTCTGTCTGTTAGCGTTGCGCCCTTCCAGGCGATCTCTGCAAATTCCAGCCAGATGACCTTTCAGGTGCTTGTGCCGAGCTTGAACGTGTTTGTTGACCGCAAGCTTCAGCTCTCCACTGGTCTTTTTTTCACTGCGAATCTTTTCTATGGCGGCCCGCGCTCTCTGTCTTCGAAGGGTTACATTCTCGGCGCCGCTAGCGCGCTTGGTCAGACGGATGTCATTGGTGAGACGCTTAGCATCACGAATGCAGTTACGATTAATAACGGCGCCGCCACCACGTCCACGCTTCCCGTCGGCACTCGTCTTTACCAGACTGTTACGGGTAAGGCGGTCCCTCCTAACACCTTTATCACGGGTGCCTTTAGCAGCACTGTCTACTCTGTGAATAATACGTTTGAGTACTCCACGGCAAGCGGAATTGGTCTTGAGCTCCCTATGTCCTTTGACGTCCCGGACCCGCTTTTTGGTGTCAACGAGCAGGTTGTTGGCGACCTTGGTTACTCTAACGCATACCAGGGTGAGAAGTTTCTCCAGCCTGGCTTCTGCACTGCCGTCTCGGCTAAGGATCTTTCTTTGGTGTCTTTCCCGGTTCAGAGCTCGCTTAGCAACATGACCGCCACGCTCAACGACTGCACGGTCACCACGAACGGCGACACTCTGCGCGAGCAGATCCTCCTTACGATGGCCCGTGAGAATACTAAGCAGCGCACGTGCCCCACAAACACGGATGTGTTTTCTTGGGGTCGCGACGATGCTCTCAACGGATCGGGTAACTTTTCATCGTACTCCGTTGTGGATGCGTACGGCGATATCCCCAACGGCGCATACCCTATCCAGTATTACGCGGATGCTAGCCAGGCTCTTGTTCTTACAGGACCGGCTACAAAGATTACCCCCCTTAAGGTGCTAACCATTGGCGGTGCGAGCACTGCCGGCACGTCGCGGACGGACACCAACGGCACGCTTCCTGACTATCCGTTTCTTCCGTCTGGTGGTGCTGTTTATTCGTTCGGCCTCGACACGAATCCTAACATTGAAGGGCCGTCTTCGTGCGGCTTTTACATCGCGACCCCGTCGACGCAGGTTTCGGGAGCTGTCATCAGCCCCGTTGTCGTTCCTTTCGTGAACGGCCAGCCTGTGTGGACGACTGGCTTTCCGGGTGGCGACCTTATTAGCATTGATAACACGTACACGACCCCGGCACTTACTGGCGCTTCGCCCGACCCGGGCTTTGCCCTCACGAAGGTCGCGACTGGCGCCGCACCGGCCACGACGACGCCGCGCATCTTTTCGATTGGCGATTCGGTCGTGATTACCCTCCTCAGGGATGTGCCGCCGTACTGTATGATTGGTGCGCGTCTCTATGCGACTGGCAACTCTTCGACCTACAACGGAGGTGGGAGCCTTGTTGCCGGTGCGCAGCCCAAGACTCTCGCCTTCGTGTCAAGTCTTTTCAGCGGTGCTCTTGGACAGAAGGGCTCTCAGTACAACATTGTGACGGGATCTGCGCTTTTCCTTGACTCAAACGCTACGCCTCTCGCTATCGGTGGTAACTTCTCCCTTTCGGCCGGGTTTAAGATTTTTGGCCCGATGCCTGTGTTTGGTGGCCTTCAGGTCACTGAGCCGCTCGTTATCTCCCCTCTTATCTGGGCCGACAGCGCCGAGTTTCAGTCGGTTGGCCTTTACGGCATGACCAATATGCAGTTCGTGCTCAACTTTGCGGTTCTGGGCACCTGCTTTGCTCAGCAGAACGCGGCTGTTACGTCGCTCGCTTCTAATATCTATACTACGATCCCGTATTGGATTGACGACCTTACGCGTCCCACAAATAATACGGGAAACATCCTTCGCTCGTCTAATATTCGCTCCGTGATTAGCGACCTTGCCTTTGGCCAGTCTACCAACCAGCTCGGCCCGTGGGTGAAGCCTACGCTGTTTGTGGGTTTCCTTACGCCGGGCCCGGACATCACTCTGCCGCTGGTGTCGACGGTGCCGTATGTTGAGTTCCCGCGCTATGTGACGACCGTGCAGCCGCAGGGTACGTTTGCTGGCGCCCAGGTTGTTCAGACCAACACGATCTCCCTCACGTCCATCCCGGACATGGTTATGCTTTACGTCAAGCCGGCGACGAAGGGCCCGAGCCAGCTTGATCAGTACATCCCTATCCAGAACGTTACGGTTACGTTTGATAACTTTAGCAACCTTTGCTCTGGCTTCCAGCAGTTTAACCTCTACGAGTCCGCCGTGGCTGCGGGTCTTGATATGGACTGGCACCAGTGGCGCGGCTACACGCAGGCTGCTTACCCGTCGCTTGCGCGTGTTACGTCGAACTCCGCGGTGCTTACGGCGGCGGCCCCCGTAAAGTACCGCCAGACGGGCGTTACGCAGCTCAGCGGTGGGCCTATCCTGCTGCGCATGGGCCACGATATCACGCTGAGCCCGGGTCTTGCGCCGGGCTGCCTGGGTAACTACTCCATCCAGGCCAACCTCACGACGTCGAACGCCTTTGGCTTCTACGACAGTCTTCAGGCCGTCACCATCACGCTTATCGCTATCAATACGGGCTTCTTTGAGACTGTGCGCGGTCAGTCCGCCATCCGCAAGACCATCCTCAACAGCGCTGACGTTGAGGCCGCGACGCCGGAGGAGGGCATGACCAAGACGCACCTTAACCGCATGGTCGGCCGTGGTGGTATGGGCCACGCTATGGGCACTCACGTGATGAAGGCTATCTCCGTTGCCCGCAAGGCTCACAAGGCCGCTAAGCGCTTCGCGTCTATGATGCCCAGTGGCAGCAATGCCGCGTCCGCAATGGACATGGGCTCGTCCGGTAAGCGCATGCGCACTTCGGGTCTGTAAACATAACTTAAACTAGCGTCAAAAATCAAACAAAATGAAGACTGTTGGATCTCGTGCTGAGGTGTTCCACGGCAACGCAAAGCGCACGTCGGGTAGGCTGACAAAGGATGACCTCATGAAGAACCCGGCGGGTCGCATCGTGTCAAAGAAGAAGCACGAGGCGGGTAAGCATGCATTGAAGTTTCTTCATGCCAAGGGTTACATTGCTGTCAAGGGTAAGTTTGGGAGTAAGCGCGCGACGACGGACGCTGTCGCGGACGTTGTGGTAGATGCTACGACACACGCAGAGCCTGTTTCAAAGGAGACAGTCGATGTGGAGGTCGCGGCGCCGCAGCCTACACGCGCAAAGGGCAAGGAGTAAATTAGAGATGTCTTGCAACCTTTACACGTAACGAAAGTGCCTATTAATCCCCGCCTGGTAGTAATCCCCGCGCGACATATGCTCAGGGGCTCGTCCGGGCTTTCCTGCGCCGCTAATCGTACCGATATTATGCGCGCCAAGAATTTGAGGGCTGCGATTGTATGCAGTGTCAATCGCATACGCTCCAAGCTGGAGAATTCCCTTCCCTGGCATCCACCATGGAATACCGTCTAATTTGTTGACTAGGTTGTCTGTGTGTGTGACAATTGGAGTCTGCTTTAAAAACGGCTTTGATAGGTTGTAGAGAGCGTCCTGGCTATTGTAAAGCCGAGTGTTTGTCGCCTCCTCCTGACCCAGCTGAAGGGCGCCGTTATAACTACGTCCACCAATCAGATAACCTTTGCTAATGTACAAATCAAGGAGCGCTCCACCAAGGGAGTGACCAGCACCGTAGAAGTCAGTATTCGGCATCACCTTTTTAGCATACTCAAGACGCTCCATATCATACTTCGCACGGACAGACTCCTCAAGCTTACCGCCGGCAATAAACTCATCAGCCGATAAATCTCTCCAGTCTGTAACCTGCGTGCCGCGAATTCCAACAAGACACTTTGCAACTCCACTTGAACCGCTTACCCAGAATTTAAGTGTGTCGTTTGACAGCGCTGGATTCAGAGCAAAGCCATCGCCCAGCTCTACAACTGGATCAGCGCTATACGCTTGCTTTGCAGCATCCTTATACAGTTGATTAGGAATGCCATACGTGGACATTTTTTGTTCATGAATAGTAGGACGTGAGAGTGTGTGGTCTTAGTATATGTATGGATTATCTGAAGAAGCCACTAAATAACGTCCCATCATCTTCCTCGTCCTCCTCATCGCCGGGAAGCGGCGGCGGCAAATTCAGCTCGCGGCGCTGCTGCTGCCGAGCCTGGATTGCGCGTGCGCGCCTCGCCTGCTCTTCCACATTTCGGGCACCCGGAAAGGCCGCCGAAGGTCTAAACGGAAGCCTCGCCGCATCCCTTTGCCGCTCAAGCTCGCGGGCATACGCTCCTCCCGCGCCCGCCCCACCCGGTGGATACTGCACCGCGCGCTGCTGCGCCCGTGCCGCCTCGCGCTGCATTTGAAGACGAGCCTCCACAAAGGCCGCATCCCTACGACGCGCCTCGTTCAGTCGGCGGGTCACCTCAGCGTTCATCCGCCGGTTTTGCGCAGCCTCGTCCGCGACGCGCCTCTGTTCGGCCGCAGCTCGCTCCGCCACTGCGCGCTCCTCTGCCGCGCGCCGCTCTTGGTGCGCCCTATAGCTCGCATGCATGCGCGTGTGATACTCGTCAAGAGTGATCAGCCCGCGAATAAACATGTTATAAAGCTCGGCCACGCCAGCCCGTGCGCGCCCCGCCAACTCCGCCGCTTCAGGTGACTCAATCATTTCGCGCGCCGCCGCTGCCATATTCCCTATATCCCCAGGAATCATCCCTACATTTCGACGCACAGTCGCCGCATACTCCTGCGCGCCCGTCAACGCAGCCTGACCGGCCGCCGCCGCCACCTGACCCACGTGCGCCGCCGTCTGGCCCAACGCCTGCGCCGCCGCGCCCGCCACCTGACCCACTGCCTGACCCACGGCACCGAAGTCGCCAGCAGCCTCCTGCGCCACCGCGTCCGCCGCAGCCCCAGCAGCCTGTGCGATCGGAGCCACCACCCCAGGGATCGCCGCCACCGCGCCCGCCGCCCCTTCGCCGAGCTGACCCGCTAACTCACCTACGCGCTGCCGTAAATCGCGAGCGCGCTGTACGACCGCATCGTAATTCGCGATCCGCGCAGTGCGTCGCGCGAGTTGCGCGGCGGCGCGCGTAGCCTGCGCGGCGGCGCGACGGTCTTGAGCCCGCTTCACTCCTTTAATAAACTTACCCTTCTCTACAAATGGCGTCCGCTTCGGCGGCATTTCAGACTTAATTGACTTATCTAAGCAGATTTAAGCACAATGTCGTATCCAATAGACGCAATTAACGAGGATTTCTGGTCTAAAAATAAGTCCCAGTCTTCTAAGTTTCTGCCCGTTGGTCTTATCCGTAACAAGCTTACCGAGCTTACAGGCCATTCCATGCTTTTAGATGACTATGCTGATACTCCTGTTGATCGTATAATCCCTACACCCTTGCCGCGCGACCAGCAAGTTGTGGCAAGCGGTGGCACCATTACGTATGCAAACGGTTTTAAGTTTCACACGTTTACGGCGGCCTTGACTGAGGAATTTGCGGATTATTCGGTTTCGAATTTTAACACACAACCAGGGTGGAACGGTTGGGCATTTTCTTCTCCAGAAGGAGGAATCAGTAAACAAGGTGGCAGTGTTTCTGGTCCAGCAACTGGTGCTCCTGCTTATGCTGCCTTTTGTAACGCAGGTGGTCCTAGTTATGCACCCACTATAAGCTCTCCCACGCTTTCAATTCCAATTGGGAGAACTATGAAGCTAAAATTTATTTATGCTCCGTCGCTAACAACTCCAACCCTTTTAAGGGTGTTATACGCTGGAACACAGATTTACAGCACAAGCACATTTAGTAGCACACAGTGGTTAGAAGTGTCGGTTACTTTCACAACTACCACTTCTAGTGGGCAAGTTGTATTTGTAAATGGAAATGGAACGGCACCACCGGCACCGGCTAACATAGTCCTTCTTGTCTCAAATGTATCTCTTTCTGAAGACCTTGTTGTTACAACGGGTGGCCCAGTGTCCGCGCTCGTCGTCGGTGGCGGCGGCGGTGGTGGTAGCGCATATGTTGGCGGTGGCGGCGGTGCTGGTGGCGCTCTCCTCAAAACTTTTACGCTTTCTACCGGACTATCATACCCCGTCGTAGTTGGGTCAGGTGGCGGGGGTGCTAGTTTTTCAGGTACGATTGGGTCAAACGGGACAAATGGAGGTGACTCTACAATTGACAAAACTACGGGCTTTGGTGGTGGTGGTGGTGGCAGTTTTTCCCTCGATACATCTCCGCAATATAAAGGAACAAACGGAAGTGCTGGTGGTTGTGGCGGAGGAGCAGGGTTTACTAGCTCGCCGCCTAATCCTGCCACATTTGGCGGAGCAGGCATACAAGGATTTAAAGGAGGCGACATGAATGGGGTTTCCGTAACGAATAAAGGTGCTGGTGGAGGGGGTATGGGTTCTGCTGGTACAAATACGGCAACAGACCCTCCAGTTGGTGGAAATGGGTTAGCTTATGTTATTGGTGGGGTTTCTTATCTTGTTTCGGGTGGAGGCGGAGGTGGAACCGATTCTATACCAGCTCCAAGTGGCGGTTCTGGTGGAGGTGGAGCGGGAGGTGGAAATACGAATTCTGGTTCGAATGGAACAGCAAATACCGGAGGTGGTGGAGGTGGTGCAGGGGGGAACCTTCCTGCAAAAGTTGGTGGAAGCGGCGGCTCGGGCATCGTTATCGTGGCCTACCCGTCGCCGCCGCCGCTTCCTACGTCGGTGCGCCTTTCAAGCTTCTCATGGTATAACCAGGGCACCGTTGATGCACGGCCCAAGTGGACCTTTACCCAGGCCGGTGTGCCTCCTACTTTGCTTACTGCCCTTCTCGAGACGTCTACCACTGGCAGCGCCCCCTTCACCCAGATTGACACTCAGACCCTGTCAAACAGCGCGACCTTCTATCAGTATACGGGCGCCACTGTTCTCAATCGCTATTATAAGGCGACCATTACTGCCTCGGCCGACGTAGCCCCGGCAAGCGGCGGCACTATCACGGACGCAAACGGTTTCCGTACGCACACCTTTACGTCCGGCACGAGCAACTTCGTTATCAACCCGGGCTTTATCCTTCCTGTGACGGCGCTTGTCGTGGGTGGCGGTGGCGGCGGAGGTGGTGGATACGACACTGGTGGCGGTGGCGGAGGGGGTGCTGTCCTTACATCGTCTACACTTTCTCCAAACACTTACCAAGTTGTAGTGGGGACTGGTGGAATTGGTGGCAGCACTGACACCATTCAAGGAGTCAAAGGAGGAGATTCATCATTTAATGGTACAACTGGAGAAGGCGGTGGCAGTGGCGGTTGGAGTAGCGATTATGGTGGTGGTGGCGGTTGCGGTGGTGGTAATGGGTTCGCCCAACCAGGCAGTTTAGGTGGCACTGGGTCGCAGGGGCAAAACGGTGGTATCGGCATTAACAATACACCCCCCGGTGTTTATTGGGGTGGCGGGGGTGGTGGTATGGGCTCTGGACCAGGTTCAGCAGGCACTACAAACGGTTATGGTGGCGCTGGAAAAGCTTACACTGTTGGATCAACTTCCTATACAGTAAGCGGCGGAGGAGGAGCCGGAAGCTACGCAGGAAATTATCCGGGTGGGATTGGGGGTGGAGGAACGGGAGCATTTACAGTTGGTGGAAGCGGAACTCCAAATACCGGCGGCGGTGGAGGAGGAACAAACGGAAACGGAGCTGGTGGTCCAGGCGGCTCGGGTGTCGTTATCATTTCCTACCCCTTCAATACGACCGTGTCTTCCTTTAGCGACATTGAGCAGAACTTAAACACACTTCCAGCACCCAACCTTCAATTGACAAGCTTCAGCTGGCTTGGCGTCCAAGGCTCCACGAGCGCATCGCCTCAATGGATTTTCTCAAATACGGGCGGGCCAGTCTACGCGGGTGGTTTAATGTTTTCCTTACAGACATCAATCACCGGAGCCGATCCGTTTGTTGATGTTGCGTTCGGAAGCCTGGCGGACAATGCTACAAGCTATACGTTTTCATCAGCCACGACGCCGAATTTGTACTACAGGCTCAGTCTACAGGCTTCTAATTCGAGCGGTCAATCTGACCTTCAAAATATGCAGAAGAACAGCCCCATTGTTATTAACGCAACTGGAGGTACAGTGACCACACCAAGCACGGGTCCTTACGCAGGATATAAGGTTCATACCTTTAACACGACAGGCTATTTTAGAATTAGTTCTCCTGCGTCCGCCGTGCTTAATTATATCTGCGTGGGAGGTGGTGGCGGCGGTGGAAACTTTGTTGCCGGTGGTGGTGGTGGTGGTAATGTTAAATACGGCACTGAAACCTTTACAACTGCTGGTACCGGACGATACTACGTTCAGGTTGGGCAGGGCGGTCTTGGTGGGTATAATGATAGCGACGATGGCGACGCTGGCACTGCATCGAGCATCGCCTCTCCTTTCGTCATTGCGACTGGTGGTGGCGGTGGAGGCTCTCTTCTTAATAACGGCTTGAATGGTGGAAACGGAGGAGGTGCCGGAGGATCAATTAACGCCCTTATAGGTGGGTCTTCATCAGTCGGACCACCGTTTGCTGGGTTTAGCGGTGGTAATGGCCCCAGCGACGGAAGTGATATACAGGGTGGTGGTGGAGGCGGCGCCGGAGGAGTGGGTGCTTCGTCAACAAATAGCAGCTCAAATGGTCTATCGGGGGGCGTAGGTGTTCTACTAAATGGAACCTATTACGGCGGCGGCGGTGGCGGCGGCGCAGGTACACCATTCTTGGCAACCCGCGGACAGGGTGGCCAGGGTGGAGGAGGCAGCGGTGGAGGCTACAGTGCTCCATCCTACGTCGCTCTTGGCAACCCAGGCACTGCAAATACCGGCGGAGGCGGCGGAGGTGGTGGGTACGACGTCGATGGGTCTACAACCGTGACCGGAGGCGGAGCGGGAGGAAGCGGCGTTGTTCTTATCTATTATCTGTTTTAAAGTGCACTCGACGCCTTTACGATCCCATCGCGCAACGAGACCGCCTCGACACACGCTGGTAAGAACTTGTCCTTAAAAAATGCTGACGAGGCTGACACGATGCGACTGGCGTATGCTGGCACGTACGGCACGTGTGTTACAAAAAACTGGTGCGCCTGCCACACCACGAACCACGAGCGAATGCAGACGGTGTCCGGGTAGCATTCCCTTAAAATGTGAAGACTGCCTTGGATTTGAGGCATGTACTGCCTGGGAATGTTCATCTCATTTTTGTTGGCGTAAGGATGACCCGGACCGGACCGTTGATAGGCTGGGCATTTGTACTCCACCAATGCGACTTCCGCCGCGTCAGGCGACCAAAGCAAAGCGTCAGGCGAAAAGCCTAGATAGGGAATCGAGCCACGCTTATGGGCGGTGTGTGTAAGCTTGCTGCCATCGCTAAAATGAACCTCGTCACCCACGTAGACTGGGATGGCTTGAAGCTTGCTGCTTAGAAATTGAATGAACGCTTCTTCGGCGTGCTTCTCGTGCTGCGTGCCCCACTCCGTAAATGCGTTTCCCGTGAACGCGTTTTGTTTAGGGTAGGTCTTACTGGTTAACAGCTTGCCTTGGCTGAAGGTAGGGTTTTCGTTACTTGCACTTGCGAACTGCGACGCCGTCACCGCGAAGCTGCGCGCCGCATGCCATGCATCGGAGCGCTGTGGGGCGTCGGTAGGCCCGTCAAGGGCAGGCTTTGCCACATGCTCATATAAAACGTCAGGGGTAAGCTCGAGGGGTAGAGAGGAGCGAAAGCGTAGGAAGGTCGCGTCATCCTCTTCCCATGGCATGCCTTTCTGCGCGCGCTGCTCTTGCGGCTGCGGCAAGTCAATCAGCTCGAATTCCGAGTGCGAGAGCGGCGTCGCCATTGCCGGCGAGGTCTCTAAAGGCTTTATGCCGAACCTCTCTTCTGGCTGAAGGCTGTTTGCGAGTGAGATCAAGCGTAAGGTCGGGAGTGCACGCGTCTTCCTTGCCACCACCGGCTTCACCGCTGACACGAATGCCTTCTTTCCCGCCTTTCTCGCTGGTGCTGACATCCTCTGATGTGAGTGCTGAGTAGTGCGGCAGTTTACTAGTAGTCAACGCCGTCCACGAAGTGGCGGCTCTCCGGGTCGGCCATGCGCTGCGACTCCTCAAAGCGCTCGGCGCGGTGCGTCGCATTGCCCTCGGCGTCGCCCTCCTCGTCGCAATCCTCCTCATCCTCACCGCCACCGGCCGCCGCCGTAATGGAGGCCTGCCGGGTCACGCGGCGCGCAGGCGTCGGCGCGGTGAGCGCCGCCAGCGTCACCTTGCGCTTCTTGGGCTCGTGCTTGGGCATGGGAAAGCCGGCGGACTGCGCCATGGCGTTGCTCGCCGGCTGTGCCTCGCCAGTCTCATCGTTGTAGAGCGTGAAGCCCTCCGGCACCGTAAGCGGCGCCGCAGGAAGCGCCGACTCACCCTCCTCCGTCGTGTTCTGGATGACTATGTGGTCAAGCACCAGCGTGATGGTGGCGCTGCCGCCCGGCGCGAGCGCCCAGTAGGCCGGGCGCAGCGTCATGTAGCGCGCCACGCAGCCCTCCGCCGAGACGTCACCCGGGCCCACGTAGCGCACGCGCTGGCCGCCCACCGGCACTACGCCGTTAATAGGCAGCGTCTCGCGCAGGATAGGCTTGCCGGCATCCGTGAAGCCCGTGACCATGCTGAAGCGCGTAGCCGCCGCCGTCAGAGGCGCCGTGCGGCCCGCCCACTGCACGCCCGACACATACTTGCCCGTAGAGCCCTCCTTGCACACAATGCCCTCGATCTCGCCGGCGCGGCCGTTGATGCGCACCGTGATGAAGTCGTCGTAGGCCGGCTCGTGCTCGCCCGTGAAGGGCGCCAGGCCCTTGTACTTGAGGCCGATGGCCGCCGGGTCGCGCCCGATGTAGTCGGCGTCGCCAGACGCGAAGAGCTTGTGGCGGTGCTTGATCAGGAAGGCCTTGAAGAGCTCGTCGAGGTTGCGCAGCGAAGTCCAGATGGTGCGGTTGAGCTGCATGCGCAGCGTCAGCTTGCCGCGGCCCTTGCCGAGGCAGTCCTCCACCGTGTAGCACTCGTACGGCGTGCGCACCCCCTTGATGACGAGCGGCGCGTCGGTGGCCGTCAGCGCGCAAAAAGTCATGCCGCGGCGCACCGGGTCGATGTAGCCGAGCGTATCGCCCTTGGCCGGCTCCTTGATCGTGACTTGGGTATCCCACGCCGCCGTAAGAGGCACCACTGAGGTGCTGAGGCTGGACGACGACATTTTTTTTGCCGGGCACACGTGTCGCTAGTAGCGAAAAGACGACTTTCAAGGGAAAGCTGAAAACGAGTTGTGAAATAAAATGAGACCTCAGAGTTCAGAGTGCGAGCGCGCGCGCTGCAAAGCGGGGTCGGAGGCCGGGGTCGGGGCGCGGATAGACAAGCCGCTCTCTACGCCTGTTATAGGTGGCACAGGTGGCGCAGTCACCACGACTGGCGGGGTGGTGTCTTCTATGTCAAGCGAGGTTATACAGGTCTTCCCACAGCATACGGAGCGGATCCTATGATGGTTTGCCGCCGTAAAGGCCGGTTTGATAAATTTAAAAAAGACAAGAGTTATCACAGAAAACGCAACTCCCACTCCACCACCCATCAAAACAGTGCTCTGGTCGGCCATTCGAGTCTGAAATCGCTATTACAATGGAATACTTTATGAAAAATAAGCCGAAGATGACCGGCGGGCGTGGTGATACTCTTGGAGAGCAAATTCGAAATGAGTTTCTTGATAAGGATAGCCTCTTAAACAAGAACACAGGTTCAATCGGTTACGAAATTACAAATAAGGAGAGCAAGCTGAACCAAGACCTTGGTAAGGCATTTGACCCCAATAAGAATGGCTTGAAGGAGGCTGTTGCAGCTGTGAAGCAGGTGTTTGACAAGATTGATTATACACAATTGACGAGCAGCGATGTTTCGGATGCTCTTGACCCGAAGAAAAATGGCATTGATGCCGCTCTGCAGAAGGCTGGCGGTGACGCGAAAAGGGGACTTGACGATCTCGCAAATAAGATCAAGGAGCAGGCGTCGAAGGATAAGGCCGTGATCGACGTAGGCCTTGAGAAATTTGCCAATGAGTTTAAGAATCCGGATAGCGAGCTAAGCGTCTACTTTAAGGACGTCGGTAAGACGTTAAAGGAAAACTACTTTGAGGATACAGATATCTGGTTTGACGTCGTAAGCGTTATTGTGGCAGGTGCCGCACTCGTCGTGACGGCCCCGATTGGTGGCATCGGTGCGCCCGTCGCGTTTGCCGCCATGCAGGCTATGATTCAGGGAACGAAGCTGATTAGCCATGCTGCTCGTGGCCAGCCTATCACGCCGATTGAGATTGCAAGCTTTTGCCTCGCAGTCATTCCAGCCGCCGGACTTGGAAAGAATGTCGGCACTGCAGTTCAAAACACAATGTTTAAGGCCGGGTTTAATAGCGAAGCCATCAAGGTTGCCAGCGTTCTGGATAACGTCTTAATCGCGCAGCCGACAACAGCAATCGCGCAGAAGACCTTTTTATCTTACGCGGGGCGCATCGGTAAGGGATCGGGAACCCAGGCAGCGATCTTTTCGGGTGGCCAGACTGCGACTGCACTAGGAACTGTTGCCGCAGAAAAGACAAGCTCGGGTGCTTCTAAGCTGCCTGCAGATATCCTTGCAGCACAGAGTATCGTCTACGAGGAGCAACAGGCTACGCGCCCTGGTGGCTCGCTCGAAGAGGCGTTTCCGCAGAATAGGCCCGGGCCGGATGCCACAGGTGAGATTATTCGTGCGAACGATGAGCAGATGGAAATGATGAGGCAGAACACTGGAGTTAACTACAAGGGACTGGCACAGAACGAGCTTACTCTTGACGATGAGAAGCGACGCATGGATTCAGAGGCTCTTCAATCTGGGACTAATGCCAATGTAAGCCAGGAGGCTCTTGACCTCGAAGCGGCACGACAGGACACATCAAGTGGGTATGACCCTATGACAGGCTTTAAGCTGACTGGTGGGTCTAAGCTTATTGATTACGTTTACAATCATACTCTACACAAGCGTCCTCGGCTCGACCACGACCCTTCGTTTTTTGCTTAAGGCACAATCATCTCACTCGGCAGGCCAGACTCGTCGCACGCACGCGTAATATTGTCAAGGATGTCAAACATGACATTCCTAACAATCTCATCCTTCTCGTCCTTTGACAGGGTATCGCCACCGGTTTCCCACTTAGGCGGAATGTCGCTCCACATGCGCACCTCATGAGGGGGCGTGTCGAGCTTCTTGGTCATGACAACTCCAAAAAGGACGCTCTTGGGCTCGCTTGCGAGGTTGGGCATTACATCCTTGACACGAATAAAGTAGGCGCTCTCATCGCGGCTAAGGTTCTCGCAGTTCGACGAAGTCAGAGGGTTCGTGCTCACGCCTAGCTCAACGTCAAAAAAACCATTCCAGTACTTATCGCCGGCCTTCTTCTCCTTAACAGTGGTGGCGAGGTACTGAATGCCCAGAATGACCGTGTTACGGAGATCGCGCAGCCCCTCCTTCGTAAGGGCGGTATGAGGCATCGTTGACGTTTGCAAACAGGAGCTTACGTTCAGCCCACGGTGTCAGAAGATAGGCCACGTCTCAGGGGACTTAGCGGAAATAAGTGTGCGCCGCAATTGATCGCCAGGGCTGTTGAGCATCGCTAAGGGTGTGTCCCTTTTCTCGATCGGAAGCGATGGTGAAGGAAGAGTCTTTGCAAAGTTAAGCCATGTCGTGCGCATTTGAAGCTCCTGCGCCTTTGCCTTCTTCTTGGCGTTCACAGAGTTAAACATATTACTTACGCATGGACTTGAGCAGCGCAGCCAGGGCATCGATGTGCTCATTACGCTGCGCCTCGTACTTCTCTACGCCTGCGGTGTCGCCACGCTCTAGACACGCAGAGCGCTTTGCCTTACACGTTTCAACGGCGTCGTATAAGTCAAGCATATACGCGAGCTCAGTGTCATCAAAAAAGCGCTGAACGTAACACACCTTCGGCTTTTCAACAAAACGACGACTCGGCATTTTTTGACTTTGGAGCTCAGTGAGCCGGTCGCTGCGCTCGCCCCGACCCCGCTTTACGCAACCAGACCCTTGAGAGCGTTCGAGGCGCCAAACATAGGTGTCACACGGCCACTCTTATTGAGTGTATCACCATCAGCAGGCGTGAAGGGCGCCTTCTTGAAGTAGACCTTCTTGTCCTCGGTGCTAACCTCCTCCAGCGCCGGCATATCCGCCATCAGCTCGTTGCGCTTCCAGATCGCCTCAGTCTCATCCTCGTCGTTATCCTCCACGCAGAAATCCGTGAAGCCAGCGCCGCGGAAGTCGCGCATGTTGATCCAGGCCATGTACGTGAAGCTCAGGCTGCGCAGGTTCTCGAACAGAGTGAGCGGCGAGATCACGAAGCCAGTCTCGGTGCGCCAAAACTTCCAACCGGCCTCCTTGAAAATCTTGCTAATCTCATCCACCAGACCCTCCTGCACTGTAGAGATGCGCGGCACAATCTGAGGCGCGAACTCAATGCGCACCTGCCACGGGATGCACGAGAGAGGCACGTTCTTGTCGGCCAGCTGTGCGAGGTTCTGGAAGGCCGCGACGTGGCTAAGCTCGCTCAGCTGCGCATCCATCTCGCCGTCCGAATTATCAAGCTTGAAGACCTTCAGGAGGTGCTCCGACTTGACAAGGTCCTGAAGGAAAGCATCGTTCGTCACGGTCGGCAGGATAGTCTTGATCCAGAAGCGGCGCACCTTATCCTCGCGGCGCACAGCAGTCAGCGTTGCCAGGCGCGAGATGCTATCCGTAACACCGGTAAGCGTATTCGGGTGAGCAATGCGGAGGTCGGGGGCCGACATGGTAGCGACGTGTGCTGACGGGGCTTTAATTTGAGTTAAACGGAAGGGCGGCGATTTGAGCGCTTGCGGACCGGCTCCGCCGCCTCCTCCTGCTCCTCAACCGGGGTCGGGACCGGCGCGCTCGGCGCTACAGGTGTATCATCGCCATCCAGAGCGTCAACCACCTCACCCACCAGATGCGCACCCGCAGTAAGCGCATCCTCGGCACAGTCAATAATCTCCTCACGGTGGCCTGCGCACCACACCAGAAACTTGTTGACTTGAGCGGTTGCGAGAGACCACACGCCCGTATAGTAGAGAACCGTGTAGATGGCGTAAACCTTTGCCAGATAGAAGAGCCACGAGAAGAAAAGCTCAAACGTGTGCACGGCCACTAGTGCGTCCTGGATAGGCGCGAACATGCTGGACGGTGCGCTTGTCTTACAGGGCATAGAGGTGTAAGTCGGTGAAGGCGTATAGTCCTTAAAAAAGAACATCGCACGGTCCATCGCCTTAACGTATGCCTACGAAGGCTTGAGTCAGCACAGAATGTTGAAGATTGGGTCTTTTAATAAGCAAGACACAACATGGCAGCCTATCGCAGTTTTGCATTCAAAGACGTCCCCGCGCGACGGCCTTCAGTTAATGCTCGACACGTCCAAACGCTCTATCGTGCCTACGCGCGAAGTGCACTTACCACAGTCCGAGTCCTTTGCCCTTGAGCCGACCAATATCTCGAAGGGACGTGATATCGTTATGGTGGGTGGTAAGTCTGGCAGTGGTAAGAGTCATACCGCGAAGAACTTTGCCATCCGCTACCACCAGCTCTGGCCGTCGCGTCCTATCCGCCTCTTTAGCTTTCTAGAAGAGGACGAGACCCTCGATGCGCTTAAGTTTATTGAGCGCGTCAAGCCCGATAAGCTTTCGACCGACAGCAAGTCTACAGAGCTCAAGTATTACGAGAACTCGCTTAACATCTTTGACGATATCGAGGGCTTCCAGCATGACGACCCGGACACCCACGCGCTTCTCCAGCAGATTATTGACATGATTGCCACCACGGGGCGCCACACCTCATCGAGCCTTCTAGTGGCCTCCCACCTCCTCACGGATTATAAGAGGTGAGTGACCATTTTATTTGTGAGGGGTCTATTGAGTCTACCTGACAAAAAGGAGCTCAAAACTGAGTGATCCCAAAAATCGGATCGAAGTGACTATATAGAGAGGGCGGACCGGGCCAACCCTTCTTATAGGTCACTTCGATCCGATTTTGCCGATAACATCTTTTTGAACTTGCCTTTTTTCACGAGGACCCTCACACTTTTTTCATCACCCTTCCCTACCCGGTGTGTTGGCTGACCCTCGCAGGACTCGACTCTTTCTAGGTGAGGCGCAGAAGTTCGTTCTCTTTCCGAACGGGTGCTCCATGAAACAGATGACGAACCTACTGGGGCTTTACGGCGGGTGCGATACGGACGAGCTTAAGCGAATTCGCAAGCTTCCTAGTCGGTGGGTCTGTTTGAGTACAAGCTTTCCTACACTGGTCATTTACGAGTCCGGCTGCTACCTCTTGCATGATGATGATGGCACAGGTGAGAAGGGTGTCAAGCATAAGCCTTCACAGCTCGCCGGTTCCAAGCGCGGCCGTGAGGCCATCGGGGAAGGTGGTGGAGACGGCGGCGGCAAAGAACAGGAGGGAGAGCCCGGTGAGGATGGACCCGGCTACTAGCGTATGCGTGAAGCCTGTATCATTCCCTTCAAAGGTATGATCAAGCGCTCTCCATGACCGCAGTCGGCTCCGCCGCGCAAGGCGCACTCGCCGCATCCGCTCCGCCATCCGCACTCTTGACAGGCGCCTCGGCGGAAGACTCGTCGGCCTTTGCCGGCTTGGTGACCTTGGTGCGCTGGCGGCTCGCGCGCGCGTATTCGCGCTCACGGCGGCGCCGCTCGTCGCAGCGCTCGCAGGGCTTGGGCTTGCGGGCGCGGGCCTGCTTAGGCTTCTCGACCTTTGCATCCTCCACCACCACCGGGGGTGCCACGCCCGGTGAAAAGAGCTCACCCTCAGTAGGCGTAGACTCGACCTTGACCGGAGCGTCGACCACCTTAGGCTGATCCTCCTTGACGTGTGCCTTCGCGCGCGGCATTGTGAACTTCGTGAGCGGATGAAAAGTGGACGGGCAAAAAAAGAAAGGTTGTGTCGGAAATGACGTTAGACCGGGGTCGCCGTGTACCCGTGGCTTGTAGGTTTAGTTTCCGCCAAGGCGCGCGCTGGTGGTACACCCTACACGGCCGCGCGCTCGTTAGCACGTGGCGACTGGCCCACCCTTACGCGGACCGCGCGCGCGCGCTCGAATGAGCCGGCAAAAAAAAGACCAGGCGGGGTGTAGACCATAAAGGCAAGCTTCTCCGTGCACAGAATAGCACAGGCCGGTAGACTTGGAACTCAACACAAGTCGGCTGGGCAAGCACAAGGAGGCAGTAGGAAGGAACCAACTAATAGCGGCCTGAGTAAACAAGTTTCGCGCTATCAGCTGAGCTACGCCCTGCGATAAAATAACAATAGACGACTTGCTATAAGTAACCGTAAGACGCCCAAGCGACTACGCGCGCGCTATGACGGGACCGCGCGTCCGCGGCGCTTTTGTCACCTTGTGCGCACGGCCGTCCGCCCCGGACGCTCGCTCGCCCGCAGGCCGCTGCACTCTATATGAAGGTGGAGCTGATAAAAAGATTATAAGGATGTGTATAGAGTGCGAAACTTGTTTACTCAAGCCATAACGTCCTAGTCTTTATAGTCTGATGATCAGCTTACCTTTGGTTCTTTGTCGGCTACTCGTTACCAGTCGTTACCAGTCTTCGTTACTTGGGTCTCCCTTTAGTTTGTGAGCTTGAAAGACCCTGGGTAGGCGGGTAGTGAGTGTGGCTAGAAGTAAGTGCCGTGACCTTCGCGTGGCCTTTGGCAAGCCACGTGAAGGTGCTAGCACACTCATTCCTTACGGCCAAAGGTTACCTGGTTGCCTTTGTTACCTGCCTACCCCAGGGTCCGGGCAAGTCACGGCTAAAGGGAGGTTTAGAGCGATCCCTCTCTCCGCGGCGTGTCTAACCCTTTTCGCCCCTTCCGCTACCTCCCGCTACCTTCCGCTACCGTCCTCAGTTGAGCTTTTGATCTAAAGCCTTTTTTTGTACCACCGAAGCCTTCCTGGTTTTTTTTGTACCACGTTTTGTGACAAGATGGACGCCGCACCCACGCAGTTTACGCGCGCGGAGTACGAGGACGAGCGCAAGGAGCACGCGCGCCGCCTGAAGGCCATGGACGAGCAGATCAAGGCCGAGGCGAAGGAGGCGCAGGAGGCGTCAAGCTCCTCGTCAAGCTCCTCATCAAGCGCGCCGGCGCCCGCGCCGTGCGGCCCGCGCCGCAAGGTAGCGGCCGAGAGCATGGACGGCGACATCACGCTGGCTGACCCGCGCTTTATGGGCGGGAAGACCATGGGCAAGGACGAGTCGCCGCCGAACCGCGGCGCGCCCACGCCCTCGCCGGCGCGCCCGGCTGTGCCCGCGGGCCTCGGCGGCCCCTTCAACTCGCCTTCGCGCGGCGCCGGCCTGAGCGGCATGGGCCTGGGCCTGCGCGTCGACGTAGGCCCGTCGCCTTCGGCGGCGCAGGCGGCCTTCCACCGCGACCTGACCGAGAAGGTCGTCAAGATGAGCTCCGAGCTCGGCAAGCTTACGGGCTTCGTCGAGAAGCTTATCCTGCACAAGGCCAACACCGTCGACTTCATAAGCGGTGCCAAGGTGGAGTTCAAGTGGATCCGCGAGGCCTTCGCGAACCGCATGAACGACAAGGACGAGCAGCTGAACGCCATGATGGAGCAGCTCGCCGACCTCAACGCCGACCTCGCGCGCGAGCAGCTGCGCGTAGGCCACGAGACGGCCAAGGCCTTTGAGGAGGGTAAGGCGGAGGGCCAGAAGCTTTCCGGCGAGCTGGCGAAGCGCAACGACGCCAAGGCGCGCGCCAACCTCACGGAGCAGATCCGCAAGCTCAAGTCGGAGAAGCTCGACCTGGAGTCGAAGCAGCAGGTCATGAAGGCCGAGCTTACGCGCCGCAAGGAGCTGGGCACGCGCCTCGGCAAGGTGCTGAGCAACCCGACCGAGGGCGCCGACGAGATCGAGGATGACTCGGACGAGGACTTTGAGGAGGGCGCGGACATCAGCGGCTGGCACCAGAAGAAGGGCGCGCAGGGCCGCCGCAAGGGCTCAGCGTCTACGGGCGCGGGCGTGCCGGTGCCGGCGCCCAAGCTGCGCGCCTCGACGGTCGACCCGAAGCCTTCCGCGTCAAGCTCGTCGTCAAGCTCGTCTTCAAGCTCATCAAGCTCGTCAAGCTCGTCAAGCTTCGCCTCTCCGGCGCGCGCGGCGGCGGGCGGCGGCTACCCGCAGCCTCCGGCGGCGCCGCGCAAGGTCGTGCGCAACAAGCCTTCTAGCCGCGAGGGCCGCCTGAAGACTGCGCGCGAGCTTTCGTGCCTCTGCGATATGGTGTCGCGCGCGGCCTGCCCGGTGCACGGCGTCCGCGGCAACAGCCGCTCCTTCCTCGACTCGGTCTTCGGCGGGCCGCGCCCGGAGGACGAGGACGAGGAGGAGGAGCTCAAGGATGAGGAGGTGAAGGCGGCGCCCTCGCCTGCGCGCGTGCCGGTGGTAACCTCTGCCTCGCACCCTCCGGCGGAGGTGGAGCGCATCAACAAGGCGCTCAAGCGCGCGTACTGCGAGATCAAGGCCGAGGATGACAAGGCCGAGGCTTCCAAGAAGGCTAAGGCGGCGGAGGCCGAGGCGGAGGAGGAGGACGACGAGGACGACGACGAGGAGGAGGACGAGGAGGAGGACAAGTAAACCGGAGTGAACGAGGGGTCTACACAATCTTATCTAAAGAACAAGCAAGCGTTGAAACGTCTATAGAGCAGTCTTCTTGCGCTTCGCCCTTAGCGACGCCATATAATCCTTTGCCTCTTGAGAGCCCTTCGCAAACCGCGCGCTTCGCTTCTTTCCCCCGCCTTCCTTAATAACCTTACTCGACTCTGTGTGCGTAGCGCCAGTCATAACAGTGCCATCCGGATGAGTGTGGGTTGGTCCATGGCCACCCTTCTTCTCATCCTCACTGTCGCTACTGCTGTCACTCATATCACCCTCATGAGCCATCTTACCGCATCCATTCATTTTACCCTTGACACCTGTGGCAGTATCATGCTGTTCATCAATTGCCTTCCGGCGCTGGTGAAACACCTTACCCTCTCCCTCCTCATCCTCAGGAAGCTCCATGTGCGACTTAAACCAATCCCGGTACTTTGCGTCCTTGAAGCATCCATCCTTCGGATCGTAGGCAGAGTCCGGAACCTCCTCCTTCATTATGTCCTTATACAAGTGCCCGAGACGCGCCATGTTATGCATCCGAGGCTTACCCCTGCCACTGTTAGCGCCTCGCCCAGCTTGTGCCATACGTTGGAACTGAGCCGCACGGGCTGCCGGTGTCGCTGCAGCGCGCCGCTGCCGAAGGCCGGGTGCAGGCTGCGGCTGCTGCTGTTGCTGCGGCTGAGGCTGCGGCTGCTGCTGTTGCTGCGGCTGAAACTGCGGTTGCTGAGCTGCAGGCGGCAGCATCACCGCACCACGAGGCCCAACTGCCACGCGGGGACGGGCGGCGCGCGGCCGGCCGATAGGGCCGCCTGATGCGCCATTACTAGGAATAAAGCCATTGCCTGTAGGGTAGCTTCCGGGTGGGCCCATAGGATACGTCGCATCATCAGGGTCCATCTCCTTTGTGTCGCCCTCAGTCGCATCCTCAGCCTTGGGATCGTTAAACCCTGCCAACTGACGAAGGCGGCTTAGGGCAGTGCCGGGAAGACTTGCGAGGCCCCTTGCACCGCGCTTAACATTCTCAAGAAAGGCATCAACCTCCTCGTCGTCATCCTCCTCACCATCTTCACCTTCAGGCCGCGGCGCCTCGTCGTTGCGGCCGCGGCGTAGAGGTGCGCGGCCTTGAGAAGGACGCTCGCCAAGGGCAGGGTCAAGGCCGGGGCGACCGTGCTGCTGATCAATCATCATAAGCTGCCTAAAAGGGTTTCCGCGCCAACCAGCATCTAAACGAATAAAGTCACGGACCCAACCGTTACGTCCACCGACAGGCCCAATCTCAGGAATAATGTTGGCGTGGTTCTCAGCCCAGTTCATAAGATCGTTGCGCGCGTGTTCAAACTCCTGCTGGTTTAGAACCCCGTTTCCGTCGTCGTTACGGTAGTTACCATAGTAATCCATGTGGTCAAAAAGAAGGTCTGCATTGACGTCCCAATTACGAGCAAAGAAGTTACGCATTTCAAACATGTTTCCGTAGATAGGCATGCGGTTTGCTGCGCCTTGAGGCGGGAGGTCGGCACCAATGTTTTGAGGCACATCGTTAATAAAGTAACGACCTTCCCGTCCAGCAGTCTCACGCCAGTCACGAAGGATAGCCTGTTGACGTCTAGCGATAACGTCACGCGGTGCATTGCGTCCACCGGCGTTTGCAGGGTCTCGATCCGGATCGTACATCTGACCGTCGTCTTCCTCGTCTTCCTCTGCCTCATCCGCCGCTAGACCGGCCTGGTTTTGATCGTCCTCGTCTGCAGCCTGCTGAGCTGCGTCAAACGCATCCGCGCGAACACCCGGAGCTTGCGCAAACCCAGCAACCTGGGCAGCGTTTTGTGCCTGCATTGCAAGGTTGCCCTGATAGGCCATAGCCCCAAGACCCGGCTGAAGAGGGTTCTGGTTGCTCGGTGGCGGGGCGAAGCCAGGCTGGCCGACTGCCGGTCTAAAGATATTAAAGGGCTGACCGGGCAGCCCTGGCGGACCGGGCGGCCCCGGGGGTCCACCGGGTCCACCAGGTCCACCCGGACCACCAGGGCCACCAGGGCCACCCTGTCCACCCGGCTGCTGACCAAAGCCAGGGTAAACGGCTGGCGGAATAGGGATTTGACCAATGGGTGCGTTTGGCCCGAAGATTGCCGGGTCGCGAATTTGGTCAAAGATGTTAACCCTCGGCTCGGGCGCCGGAAGAAGCTCTCCGTTGTAAGGAGGGATCTGAGGAGCCGCGTTAAACTGCTGCTGGTACTTGCGAGCAATCCCAGACTTAATTGCGACTTCCTTTGTAAAGGCGTTATTAGGGGTCTCACTGCTAATTTGTACATCAAACTGAGTGTTACCCTGTCCTACATGCCAATTATACATGTCCAGAATTCCACCCCTTCCGCTCATTTCAGGGCCAGTCGGCGGCGGGTCGTGGTCGGACGTTTGAGTCATCACACGCTTATCTCCAAGGTAGAACTGAGTCTTCTTTTGCGTAGGCCGAATACGACCCTGCTGGATTGCATTTGCCTGGGAAATGAGCGCATGCAAGCGATGAGAGTGTTTAAAAAGACGGTCCTCCTCTCGCATCACTACCGCCTCATCCGCAAGCCGCTGCTGTGCGATTCTAAAACTACGTAGGTCCTCATGGAGGTCCATTTATCCCGACGTTTCCAACGGTAGCGTGTAAGTTTGCTTATTTGATTGTTTACTGCATCACCTGGCGAACCGCCTGGGCGAGAGGATTGTTTGCTTCGCGCTCGTCAACAATGTCTGGGCGGTAGACCATGTTGCCCGCCTCGTCCTTAATAAAGTTAGACTGCGGGCGGCGCTCATACTTGCGGTAGCGGCGAGGGCGCGACTCAATGTACGCCCCCTGAAAGACAGTCTTATCTTCATTGTAGCGACCCGCGGTCTTATAGATCTTCCCGCGCGCAGGAGTCTTGACACCCTTGCGTGTGCTACTTAGCGCCTTCGCCGCCTCATACGCAGCGATACGCGCATCGCTTGGCATGAGCGTGGGAAGAAGTTCAGGCGCGTCCCGTTCTGGGGCCTCCGGGGTCAGCGTGTTTCTTGTCCTACGGATCTGGTTCAGAGCCTTTGCATTCTGAACCCACTTGTAACTCGCCGTGCCGCCGTAGTAGCCGGGCACCGAGTCAAGGCTGCCGACTGTCTTACCACTGAAAAGGCCCTGGAGGTGCATAAGGTAATCGGGCTCTGGTGCATCCTGAAGCTGACGCTTAAAAAGGACCTGAGACCCCGGTGTCTCAAGCCACTTATCATCAGTAGACATTTCTACCATTTTAGACCTTTGTGGTACTTTATATCTACTTACGGTGGCGACGAACGCGAGACTTTGACTTTTTTCCCTTTCCAGTAATAAACTTGACAAATGACTTCATCGCCAATGGACTTGCACCGCGAGCACCCTTACCACCTTTCATCTTTGTGATGAACTTGTTGAGGATGTCGGGTATCTTTTTCTTACCACTCTGTGTTTAAACAGTAATCAGAAATGGGTCTCACAACGATACGACCGTCGGGCGAAGTAGTACTGTATAATACTTATATTGGCTACTTCCTGTGACGGCGAGTCGTCTTTGACGTTTTTGTCTTGGTGCCCTTACGTCCCTTGCCCCCCATAAGAGACTTTACAAACTTGTAGTCATTATAAAGTCTCTGTGCACTGTATCCACCAACCCCCCCGTGCATCTTTTTCTTACTACCCCCAGTTTGGGTTTTGTATTTAACGTTCTTCACCACAAAAGGGCGACCCCTAAACTGCCCCATTTGTTCAGTTGCTAAACAGTAATCAGAAATGGGCCTCACAACGATGCGACCGTCACGTAAAAAGGGCAAGAATTGGGACGCGGTATTTGATCTAAACGGAAAACAGAAGATTGATTAAAACGGTGGGGGCTCTGCTCCGCCGTCTTCATCCTCCTCTGCCTCTGGTTGAAATAAGGGCGGCGCTGGCATCGGATTAGGAGGCGGAGGCGGCGCGGCACCACCGGTCCTACGAATTTTGCGCACGGGTGGCTCTAGTGCGGCCCTTTCCAGTCGCCGCTTTTCGAACCTCGATGCTTGTGCGGCAATCCTGTTACGCTCCTTACGCCTTTCACATGCGACACATGGGTGGGGCTCTGCACGCTGCATCTGGCCAGCCTTGACGCCTAGTTCGAAGGAGGTACGAAGGGCTGTGCGATACCACATCTCGTCGCGGCGCGAGTCTCGATTACTCTCACGCGCACGCTCTTGAAGCCACGCATCGCGCTCATCGTCTTCGCGTTTTAACTCGCTCTCGAGGTTTCCACCTCCGCCGTTCACAGCAGGTGGGCTGTCGTCCTCTTCGTCCCAATAATTCACAGCGGGTGGGTTAGCACGTGAAGCAGCAACTGCCGCCGCGGCCATAATTGAAGGGTGTGGCATACGTGCGCGATTTGCATTTCTGGGGTCGGCCATGGTAAACGAGCTTATTTGAATTAGTTTCAAAAGCGATCGATCGAGTGGTTATGCTAAATAAACCGGGGTCGGAAGATGTCAGAAGACAGTGGCCTTTGGCATACGAACGACGAGTGGCTGGCTGCTGTCGACAAGTCCCCTATCTCTGGCACCAGTAAAGCATCGTATAAGAAGCAGTTAAGGTCTTGTTTGCGTGTATTCGGCGTTGACGGAGCAACGGGTCTATCAACTATTCTAAGCAGACCAGCGATTGTTGAGAGAGCAAAGCATATAGGTGATAATTCGCTGCGCTCTTACCTCGCCGCTCTCGTATCCCTCTTTAAACGGGGCGAAGAGCAGGATTACTTTAAGCGCAGCGATCCCGAGATTGCTGAGCTTCAAGGGGCGTGGGCAGAGCAGCTACAGGGAAGCTCAAAACGCTACCTAAAGCGCGTGGACAACAACGAGGAAAGCGAGAGAGAGCGCGAGACACGAACCACGCTTGATGAGTGGAAAGCTGCATTCGAGAAGTCCTTCAAGAAGGAACCGTTATCTCAGGAAACGTTAATCCTTGCCTTACACGCACTTGTGCTACCGCCTTTACGTGGGGGAGACCTGGCACGTGTGCATATAGGTTACACAGATGAAGGCAATTGCGCATATAGGGACCCTCACAACGACGACCAGACCCTCCTTCTAATCCGCGACCATAAAACGTCTAGATCGTTTGGGCCGTTGAAGCGCACGTTACGAGGCCGAATTGTTGACATTCTAAGAGACGGAGCGGACGAGCATCCGCGAGAGTGGCTTTTTGTTTCGCAGAGTGGGGCTCCCTACTCAGAGTCAGGCTTTTCGTCGTGGAAGTCAGCTGTGTTTAAGGAGGCGTTCCAGCGGCCTGTAACAACGAACTCCTTACGCCATGCATACATATCAGGCATGGACCGCCAGAATCAATCGCTGGCAGAGGCGCGCGAACTCGCGTCAAGCATGGGACATGGCTTATATACCCAGCGGCAGTATGTTCGTTTTGACCGGGGTCGGTAAAAAGTGAGCGCCGCGTAAGTTTAAGTCTCATTATTTTCAAAACACAGAAACCAACGCATTT